GTTTGAAATGCTTGTTGAACAAACTGTAATTAAAGTATTGAAAGAGAGAAAATAACAGTTGTAATTTAACAAAGGAGAAAACAAATGAGTATGAAACAATACAGCAACACCTTTAGTAACTTTACTGTTACCAAAATTGTTACAGAGAATACCAAATGGGATAGCAAAAATAAGAAGTATATTAAATTAGCTAAACCAAAAGTAACAAAAGAAGTTGTCTTTGCACCTAAAGATTTATGGGATTTTGCAGATTTTGTCAGAGCTTGTGATGTAGTATCTGATAGTGAAGGTGCTTGGTATACAGGTGATAGAGATGACAAAAGATTATTGAAGGTAGAGTTTGAATTAGAAGTACATAACTTTTAATGGAACAGAGAAGGGGTGTCAGAACATTTTCTCAAAGTTTAGGTACTAGACAGCCAAAATTTAGAGAATGTTTCTGACGGCTCTTATATTAAGGATATGAAGGTATTGACATTTTAGTAATAGTATGTTATAATATGGTAATTTTTCTATTCAATGGTGGATAGATGATTGGAAAGGAGTAGACAATGCAATTCAAACCATACAAAACCCATGATGAAATACATACAATGGATGAACATTGGTTGCGAGATTTTTTTCAAGTGGCTTACGTTACAGATATAAACTTACAAGATATTAATGAATGTTTATCTGATTACATTAGATACCTAGACAATCCTAATCAATTAGAATTTAATTGGAAGCAAGGAGTAGGACAATGAGATGTGCGTGTTGTGATAAATTACTTGAACAAAGTGAAATAAAGTTTAATAAGCTATTAAAAAGATGGGATTACTGTGGTACTTGTAAGACTATTAGTAAAGAAATATTATATGATATTGAATTATTAAATGATAATTTTTTTCTTGACAATAGTATAAATCCAGTATATAATATAGGAGTAGAGGAAGATGACACACATAGATGATTGGGCTTATGTTAAAGAAATTCCTTATAAAGATATTATAAAAGAATTATATAATATTTTAGAAGATAATAAAACACTATTCAAGGATGATAATGATGATAAATCTATTCTCTTACAAGCAATTTATAAAAAGGTTTCAAAATGTTAATCGTAGTTATTATAGTTGTCTTGTGGTTGTGTTGGGAGTTGTCTTAACTTTTAATACAGCTAAAGCTACAGATAGACCAGAAGATATGGGTTGTCTTGTTGAAGCAATTTATTTTGAAGGTAGGTCTGAAAGTGTAAGTGGTATGTTAGCTATTGGTATTGTTATTTTAAATAGAGTTAGAAGTGAACGATACCCAAATACTATTTGTGATGTTGTACATGAAGGTCATTATTGGGAAGGTAATCCTGTAAAATTTAAATGTGCTTTTACCTACTGGTGTGATGGAAAAGCTGAAAGATATAACAATATCAAAGCGTTAGCTAAAGTACAAGAGGTAGTAATTTTATTGATGGATGGAGTAACGATTGAAGGAATAGAGTTTGCAACACACTACCATGCAAATTATGTTTCACCTTATTGGGCTTACTCTGAAGATTTTATTTATCTTGGTAGAATAGGAAGGCACTTGTTTTATGAAACCATTTATGACAATTAGAGTTGGAGCTATTGATGTTGAGGTATTTCGTATGCCACTAGAAGACGATACGTTTGGTGATTTTAGTTACATCAATACTCGTATTAGAATAGATGATAGATTAGAAGGTGCAACATTGGTTGATACGTTGCTACATGAAATCAATCATGTAGTCTGGGCTGTTGGTCAATTAAAAAATAAAACACAGAAAGAAGAGAGAGCCGTAGCAGTTATGGCTACATACTGGACACAAATTTTTAGAGATAACCCAAAGTTATTGACATGGATAAAGAAGAACCTAACAAAATCGTAGGTGTTGATGCTTTTAGAGAACGTAAAGCAGAACAGCTTATACAGAAACTAGAGTATTCTAGGATAGATCAAGAAGAGTTTACTATTGGAATGTTACGATTAGGATATTCCGTTGAAGTTGTACAAGTTATATTGGAAAGTTTGTTTGAGGATAGTTAATTATGTTTCGTTGGATAGCTTTTGTAGGAGCAGTATCATCTTTATTACTGCTAACGTCTGGTAATGTTTCTATTCAATGGATAGGTTGGACAGTATCATCTATATCCTGTCTAGCTTGGATTTGGTTTGCTAAAAAAGATAAGGATGTACCAAGAATGTTAATGGAAATTTGTTATTTTATCGCAGGAATATGGGGGATATATAATTGGATATAATTGTAGGATTGTTATTGGGTTGGTCTGTATTATTCGCAACAAACTCAGAATTTTTTAACAAAGTAGAGGAGCTAAAAGAACAAGGACATGAGTGGGAATATACTGGTAAACAGTTTTGGAAAGATACAGGAGACAATCCTGCTATCTTAATCTATAGTAGTAAAGGAACTAAGCCTAGATACTATTGGAGTATAGGAGAGTTAGAACATAGGAGAGTTAAGTGAAGTCGAAGAGTAAAAATTTAAGACCTTCAAAAGATCAGAGAGTTAAAAGACCACGTTGGTCAATACCTTCTGCTAGAAAAGAAAGACAGAAGTATACATCTGATGAGTATAGAGATAATTATAGCAACATTAAATGGAGTAAAAAATAATGGAAAGAAAATTTGTATTGACAGAAAAACAATTAACTGATATACTATCAGCAACATCCAGACTTCCGTGGGGACAAGTTAATTCTATTATGGAGATATTAAAAAGTGCAAAAGAATTTAAAGAAGAAAAAGAAACCGTTCCAGATAATAACAGTTGAAGCAACAGAGAAAAGACCTAGCTTTGTGTTCGTAGCACGTTTTGAAAATTGTTATAGGACGGATGATAATGAGTGAAGATGATTTTATATTTAATAAAAATTTAGTACAGCGAATTAATATGTTCTGGTTAAAACGTGGAATTAATGCTGGAGCTAGGTTAAAGAAACATATGAAACCAGATGGTGAAATATATTATACAATAGTTTCTAATTTGATAGTTGAAAAAGATTATACAGTAGATGTAAGGAGAGAAAATTAATGGCAATATATAGTAACATTTTAACAAGACCTATACGTGAAGATGATGTAGTAAATAAACCTCCACATTATAACAAAGGTAGTATAGAATGTATTAATGCTATAGAAGCTTCAATGACTAAAGAAGAATTTGCTGGATATTTAAAAGGAAATGTGGTAAAATATTTATGGAGATATAATTACAAAGGTAAACCTAAAGAAGATTTGGATAAATCAAACTGGTATTTAGAAAGACTGAGAGGATTATATGAGTAATGAACAAGCATTACAAACACATTTACCATGTGAGGATTGCGGATCAAGTGATGCACTAGCATTGTATGATAATCACACGTACTGTTATTCTTGTGAAACTTTTAAATGGAATGAAGATTACAAACAACAGGATAAGAATGTTTATAAAATGGAAACAAACTTACAACATAAACCATTCAGAGGATTGTCAGAAGATACAGTTAAATTTTTTGGAGTAACAGTATCACCTGATAACAATACACATCACTATCCATACTATGATGCTAATAATAATATTGTTGGTACTAAAGTTAGGAATGTAATTAATAAAAACTTTTTCTCGCAAGGTGATATAAAAGATGCAGGATTGTTTGGTCAAAATCTTTTTAGAAATACTGGTAAGTATATAACGATATGCGAAGGTGAAGTAGATGCTATGTCTACTTATCAAATGCTTGGTAGCAAATGGTCTGTAGTATCTATTAAGAATGGTGGACAATCTGCTGTAAGAGATGTTAAGAAAAATTTTGAATACTTAGACAGCTTTGATAATGTAGTCATTTGTTTTGATAATGATGAGGTAGGAAGAACAGCTTCAGAAAAAGTTGCTCAGTTATTTTCACCTCGTAAAGCAAAGATAGTTCCATTAGTAGAGAAAGATGCTAATGATTATTTACAAAAGAATAAGATAAAAGATTTTGTTAATGCTTGGTGGAACGCTAAACTTTATATTCCAGATGGTATTCTTTCATCATCTTCTATGATTGCTTCATTAGGAGAGTCAGATGATATGCAATCTATTCCTTATCCATTTGGAGGATTGAATAGAATTACAGATGGCATGAGAGAAGGAGAGATGGTTGTTGTTACTGCTGAAACAGGTGTTGGTAAAACTTCTTTTCTTAGAGAGATATGTTTTAATTTATTAAAGAATACAAAAGAAAATATTGGTACATTATTCTTAGAAGAAACACCAAAGATTAGTAGTGTTGGTTTAACTGCTATGGAAGCTGATGTACCAGCACATAAGTTCAAGAAAGTTTTAGAACCAAAAGATAGAGAAGAATTTGGTAGACGTATTTTAGGTGATGATCGTATTTATTTTTATGACTCTTTTGGATCAATGGATATAGATAATCTATTAGCAAAGATAAGATACTATGCTAAAGGTTTAGATTGTAAGTTTATTATTCTGGATCATATTAGTATTATAGTTAGTGATGGACGTAATGGTGCAGATGAAAGAAAGATTTTAGATGAGATTGCAACAAAGTTAAAAACTTTAACAATAGAATTAGG